ACACATCAAGGCGCACTAATGCGTCTACTGTATCACCACCCAACATGGGGGCGATATATCCAATGTTCCCTTTCCGATTCCTGGTTTTACCCTTCTCGTCAACGGTGACCCAACCATCACAGTAGTCTATGCAAGACTGGGCTACGCGCTCATAAACGTCGAGAAGGTCATCAAAACCAAATCCGTACACCTCAGAAAGAAAATCACTGAACTCAGCAACCGGATGACAACTAGCATTAGTAACTACATCCTTGATGTTCTGGACACCACCCATTTCGTGCATTTTGGACGCACGACAATCGAAATGGGGGGCAGAAGAGAGAGTGTCAGCTGTACTGACGAGGAGATCTCGTATAGCTGGGACGTGTCTGTGTTCATATGCAGCGGATAAATATTTCCCCGCCATATAATCTCTGTCATTGACACCCGTGTTCCTGTTGGAACGCAGGTTCAATTTTGCCACGACACGTCCGAATTGAGGGACGGGACGGCACCCAATGGTGCTGTTGACGTACCTTTTCCGATAAAAGGTAGCATGGTGACGAGTCTTCTGAGGGACCACCTCTGCCTGCATACCAGAAACAGAAACGACTCTCTCGATACATGACTTAACGACATCATCACCACCAACAACAAATCCCAGGTAATCGTCCCCACCGTGGATGTTCGTGCTATTCACAACGCAGGCTTCTTCAAGCGAAGCCTGCATCAATGCCATACTAGTGTAAGAGTTCCCAGTAGTGGTGGTCGTCTCGCCCGACCACCGTTGCCCTTCGACCACGGCTGCAATGCCGTAGCGGGTCCAAACTCTAACACTAACATTCTTAGCGAACTCTCGTACAAACCACAGTGGTGCTCCCAACTTGCAGTAGAACATCGCTTCGTACTTGCGAAATTCTGCTGATTGGCTCCCATCATTATTCTTCATGTCGCTCTCGATAGGAGTACCGCCAGCCTGTTCCATGACGTCCCCCAACTCCTCACCAGAGACCCCGCAGGCATATATCGCTATATTGCCCAGGTTCTTTGGATTGGCCTTGGAAAACACCTTTTTCATCCTGTCGTTGAGTTCCATAACGACAGGTCCCGTAAGAGCGTTGTAAAGGTCCGTTCCTTGATAAACAACGCGGGGTTGAGACTGGTGCTCTTTCAAGAGCGCTTCTTGCTTCGCGAACACATGTTTAGTATCGCCCTCATAAGTCCACTGGTGCCCCTCAAGGGCATCCATCAAACGCTTGGCCTTCGCCCCTCCGCATTTGTCGAAATAACGCGCCATAAGC